CCCAGGATTACTGGTTCAACAAAAAGATTTTCTACGTAAACTGATACGCAATCACTATGAATCTCAAGTTCCTGAAGAACCTTGGACTCGACTTCATCAAAGCTACACTTCCAGAGAAGTTCAGCGATCGACAAGACTACATGTTAGACTGGTTGACCACTCGTACTCTCAAGTTCTACACCAGAACTGATTTGGATCAAGTTTTGACGAACCGACGTTCCTCTTCAACACACGAGGCTGTTATCGAAGACTTTAAGTCATTCGAACAACCACATCACTGCATTCCCCGTGACTCGCATTTTAACCGAGCACTACAAACATGCTATACGATGTTTAAACCATCGAGACCGTTACACCCAATTTCGTTTCCCGATCTTCGTTACTACCCATGGAACCTCAAACCGAACGCTGAAGCGCCCTGGAACCTACCAGACTTCAAGTTCACCCCAACATTTCGAGACTTAGACGGAGAGTCTGAGACCCCGAAACTATTTGAGAAACTGTCAAGATTATCAAACTGGATCAGCGACAAATATGTTACTGTCAGCCAATACCTGCGAACTAAACACGCAATCGGCATGATCAATGACTCACGCACCAAGTTTCACAATCTGTACAGCGAGATTTTTCAATACAATCGTCTCTTAGTTCATCAAATCAAGGAAGGACTCCCTCCTTTCTGGAAAGATGGCACCCCCGTTCCGTATTACTGGAACACACTACACGCCCGAGCGCATGTTGTGTCTGCAACCGAACCTGACAAAATTCGAGCTGTTTTTGGAGCTACCAAGCTACTATTAATGGTCGAAAACATGTTCATCTGGACACTTCAAGCTTCATACCTAAACAATTTAGATTTAGGAAGGCTGTTATGGGGAAGAGAGATTATTCGTGGAGGATGGAGAAGACTATTTTCCGAAGTTCATCAACACGGTACACCTCAAACATTTATTTCAATTGACTGGTCACAGTTCGACAAACGACTTTTGTTCGAATTGATTGACGAAGTTCATCAAATGTGGAGAGCGTACTTTGACTTCAGTAAGTATGAGCCTACCTCATTCTACCCCAACGCAACACCGCGAGACCCCCGCCGAATCGAAAGATTATGGAAATGGATGTGTTACTCAATTAAGTTCACTCCAATTCTACTTCCAAATGGTGACCTATACCAATGGAATTACTCTGGCTTTGGATCTGGATACCAACAGACCCAATTAATGGACTCGTTCGCGAACATGATAATGATCTTAACATGTCTTTCCGCACTTGGCGTCGACATCAACAACCCTACATTCTGGATAAGAGTGCAAGGCGACGACTCACTTATAGCGTTTTACGAATACATGTTTCGACTCTATGGACCACACTTCCTAGATAAACTTGCTGAATCGGCAATGTTTTATTTTAATGCGAAGTTGAGTACCAAGAAGAGCGAAATATCTTCAAGACTAAATGGAGTATCTGTTCTCAGTTATTTCAATAGTTTTGGATTACCTTATCGCACTGACGAGGATTTACTTCGACATTTGTTCTTTCCCGAACAAAATCGAGACTTCCCACGCTTAGCTGGCGCCGCTGTCGGCCTAGCTTACGCAGCTTGTGGATGTAGCAAACAGTTTCACGACTTATGCGAATACATTTACAACAAACTTGTCAACGAAAAAGGTTACGAACCCAACGACGAATCTGTCAGATGGTTAGTTCGTGCAGGCATCATCGCCAATTACGGTGAGCTCACACGGATGTTACATACACCATTCCCGACATGGATCGACCTACGGGCTAACGCTTGGAAACACACACCAAGATCGAAATCAGAGAATGAAAGGCTATGGCCTACTGAACCTGGACCGAGAAAAAGATTCTACTTCTTACTCGCAGTTTAGTTTCAAC